CAGCGATGAGTCGTATTTCTACCTCGCATGCACCGACAAGACGCTAGGGTGGGAAGAGTTCCACATCCCTACGCAGCTCAACCCTCACCTGAACGCAGAGAAGCTTGCCAAGTTGGAGGCCACGACAGATCCAGACGTGTACGCGCAGGAATACCTCGCGATGTTCATCGACTGGCGCGGCAAGGCATTCTTCAGTCTGGACAAGTGGCTTGACGATAACGGGCAGGCGTTCGACGTTCCCGCCAAGGTGGATACCGTGTACTGCGTCATTGACTCGGCCGTCAAAGATGGCCTGGAGCACGACGGCACCGCCTGCACCTATTTCGCGCTCCAGCGCCACCCGCCGCCAGGCCAGCGCCGGCTGACGATCCTGGATTGGGACATCATCCAGATCAAGGGCGCGATCCTGGAGGACTGGCTACCGTCCGTCTATCAGCGCCTGAAAGAGCTTGCCGAGCAGTGCCACGCCCGCATGGGTGCCCAGGCACCCTACATCGAGGACAAGGCGTCCGGGACGATCCTTCTCCAGCAGGCCGAGCGCCGGGGCTGGCCCGCGATCCCCATTCAGACCGACCTCGTGCAGGCGGGCAAGGACGGTCGGGCATTCATGGCCTCCGGGCCGCACTACCGCAAGGAAATCGGTATCACCAAATTCGCCCATGACAAAGAGGTGAGATTCAAGGGGGTGACGAAGAATCACCTCGTCTCGCAGGTCATGGGGTATCGGATAGGGGACAAAGAGAGCGCGAAACGGCCTGACGACTGCTACGACACCTACGTTTACGGCGTATCCCTGGGCCTAGGTGACGGCGCGGGCCACTGATGCGAGAATCCCCGCCATGAGCATGATTACCATTTCAACCGCAGCGGGCCTCACCACGGGGTTGATGGATATTCTCAATGCTGAGGAGATTGTGCCTGGGTCAATTCCCGGGTATTCGACTTGCAAACTGCTGTGGACAACGCATGTTCTCGGCGGGAAAATAGTAGAAAAGGCTGTAGCCCTTGCCATCGGCGAGCCCCGGAAGATCAATGTCCCGGGCGCGCTTGAGGAGGTGCTGGTGAAGGCGTTCACCGACGAGCACGAGCGCCTGGGCGTGGACAACCACGTTCGCGACGTCATGCACCTGTCGCGCGCCTACGGGGCTGGTGCCGTGGCCTTTGGCCTGCCGGACGTGCCCACGGACAAGCCGATTGACCTGTTCAGCCTGGCGAGCCGGCCCGACCTGTACTTCAACACGTATGACCCGCTGAACCTGTCGGGCTCCATCGTCACGAACCAGAATCCGAACGCGCCGGATTTCCAGAAGCCGAATCAGGACATTACGGCGGCCGGGCAGCCGTACCATTCGAGCCGCACGCGCACGGTGTTTCACGGCACTCCGGTGTACCTCGACTACCAGTCGTCCAGCTTCAGTTTTTCGGGGCGCTCGATTTTCCTGCGCGCGCTGTACCCGATGAAGTCGTACATCAACACCATGATCCAGAACGACATGGTGGCGTCTAAGGCGGGCCTGCTCATCGAGAAGGTTCAGCAGAACGGCAGCATCGTGTCCAACCTGATGGACAAGGCGACTGGCCGCAAGCGCAACCTGCTCAAGGAAGGCGGCAACAATCAGGTTCTGTCCATCGGCCAGAATGACGCCATCGAGTCGCTGAACCTCCAGAACATCGACGGCGCGCTGACCATGGCGCGGGACAACATCATCGCCGACATTGCGGCGGCCACGGACGTGCCGGCGATCCTCATCAAGGATGAGAGCTTTGCCAAGGGCCTAGCGAGCGGCGATCAGGACATGATGGCCGTAGTGCAGACGATCAGTGCCATCCGCACGCAGACTAATCCGCTATACGAGTTCTTCGACAAGATCACCATGCACCGGGCGTGGAACCCGGAATTCTTTGCCGCGCTGCAAAACGCCTACCCAGAGGAACTGGAGGGCAAGGACTACAAGACGTGGTTCTTCGAGACCTGTGACCTATTCGCCAGCGAGTGGCCCGACCTCATCAAAGAAGAGGAATCGGTCAAGACCGAGCGCAATGCGAAGAAGCTGGATGCTGCGACCAAGGTCGTGGAGAAAATCGCCCCCATCCTCGACCCGGAGAATAAAGCCTCGTTGGTAGCGTGGTTTTGTGAGACAGTCAACGACATGCCGGAGCTATTCAGCGCAATGCTCGTGATCGACCAGGAAAAGCTCGCCAGCTATGAGCCTCCGCAGCCTGAGGTGGGCGGTGCGCCAGGCGATAATGACAAGGGCGGCGGTGGCGAATAAGGGGAATCAACGTGGCAAAACCGACATATGAAGAACTTCGTCTAGAACTCCGAAATCTAGAATCTTCGGCGTTCTACCTGACTCGTTCGGCGGACGAGATGAGCGCCATTGGAATGGAGTTCACGGACGAGCAACGAGCGAGGCTTCTGCATGAAACGCGGCTGGCGCTGTTCGATGCAAAGGAAGTCCTGAAGCGGGCGTATGGCGACTAAGGCGCCGACGTTCTACCAGGAAATTTCGGCTGCCATCAGCCATTTCCAGGCGTTCGGGTTCACCTCGCAGGCTCAACTTGACCAATGGGTGGGCCGAATCCGCCGCGCCGCTCTGCTGCAACTCAAGCCCCCGGCCGAGACGGAGCGCGAACTCAAGCGCGTCTTGGGCGACCGCTACAAGCACCTGGTCACGAAGGCCGGCATCCTGAACTCGATGCCGGAAGTCTCCCGCTATACGCTGGAGAAGGTCAAGCCGAAGCTGCGCAAGGAACTCGACCGCCGGATCATGGCGAGTGCGAATCTCATCAGCCTGAACCGCCAGGAGGCTGTGAGCACGACTCTGCGGAGGTTTCAGGGCTGGGCGACCTCGATCCCTGCCGGCGGCTCGCGCGCAGTGGACAAGCAGGCCGAGAAGGACGCCATCCGCAAGCCGTTGTCCCAGATGACGTTCATTGAGCGCCGGGTCGTGATCGACCAGACCCACAAGCTGATTGGCGCCATCCGGGATATCACGGCCACCGATGCGGGCGCCATCGCGCTGATTTGGCACTCGCCCTGGCGGCGCCCCGGTTACGACTATCGGGACACCCACAGGGCTCGGGATGAGAAAATCTACGCCATCCGGGGAAATTGGGCCATCGAGAAGGGCTTGATGAAAGCCGGGCCGAACGGGTATTACGACGAAATCACGGCGGTGGGGGAGGAAGTCTACTGCTCGTGCAATGCGCAGTACCTCTTCTACCTCAGTCGCCTGCCCCCGGAGTTTCTGACAAAGGCCGGAATGTACGCACTACCCGCGAAATCGACTGCCAAGGCCGCGTAAGGCACAATCTCGGCCATGGACGAACTCCCGATTGCCCCGCAAGCCGGCCCGAATGGTCGCGCGGCTGGCATCATGTTTCTCACGCCTGACGGCGAAACTCTGTTGCTGCGGCGCGGCAATGGTGGGGACTTCCCGCATACCTGGGGATTCCCGGGCGGCCATCTTGAGGAGGGTGAAGATGATGAGCAAGCCGCTCGACGAGAAACTTTGGAGGAAACTGGTCACTCCTACAAAGGCCCCCTCACGCGCCTTTGTACAAATGGTCAGTTTGCTACGTTCCTTGCCCGTGGAGTGGAAAAGTTTGAGGTCACGCTCTGCGAAGAAAGCACCGGATACGCTTGGTGCAAGCCCGAAGAAGCCCCGCTCCCGCTCCACCCCGGAATCGACCGAGCATTCCGAATCGCTGCCGCTCATACCGAACTCGACGTTGCTACCCTAGTCCGCGACGGAGATTTGCCCAGCCCGCAGCCATTCTCTGGCTCGGTCTACTTCGCTCTGCGGATCACGGGCACCGGGCACAGCTACCGGAGCGCCCACGATGAGCACGCCTGGCGCGACCCATCGATCTACCTGACCCCGGAGTTTCTGGCGCGCTGCAATGGCCTGCCAGTCATTTGGCTGCATACGGAAGGCCCGATGCTGGACGGCGAATCGCTGTCGAAGCAGATCGTGGGCACCATCATGCTGCCCTATATTCAGGGCGATGAGGTTTGGGGTATTGCGCGCATCATCGATATGGACGCCGCCAAGCATATGGCGAGCGTCCAATTGAGCACGTCCCCGAACGCTGTATTTGCTGAATCTAGCGGGAATGTTAAAGTACCGCTCAAAGATGATTCGCCCCTCCTGATCGAGGGCAATCCTGTTCTGATTGACCACCTCGCAGTATGCGAATTGGGAGTTTGGGACAAAGGTGGCCCGCCAATGGGCGTTCAAGTCGATCAACTGAAAGAGGTTCAATCCATGGCAGGCGAAACCAGCGACGACAAGACGGTCACGAAGACCGAACTGTCGCTCACCGACATCATGACGGCGATTTCCGCCATGGCCGATTCGACGAGCAAGCTGCACGCCCGCCTCGATTCGGTCGAGAAGAACATGCCGGCCCCGGCGCTGACCTCCGCGTCCGACGCGAAGAAGGATGCGGACGAGGCCGAAGAGAAGGAAAAGGCCGAGAAGGCCCGCAAGGACGCCGAAGAGGAAAAGGTCAAGGCGGACGCGAAGAAGGACGCCGACGACAAGGAAGCCGAAGAGAAGGCAAAGAAGGACGCCATGGACAAGGAAGACTGCAAGGCCGACGCCGACCCGGAAGCCATGGCCGACAGTCAGGCTCGCGCCGATTCGGTCTACCAGCTTCACTCCCTCTCGGCCCCGCGCCCGATGGATGGCGAAACTCCGAGGCCTTACCGCATTCGCCTCGCGCGCAAGATGCAGCCGCACTCCAAGACCTGGGCGAAAGCTGACCTCGCGGCGATCAAGGACGAGGTCGCGTTCAGCATGGCCGAGGCCGCGATCTACGCTGACGCTGCAACCGCCTCGAACTTCATTGGCGCCGCGTCCGGCGACGGCCTGCGCGCGATCCGCCGCGTCGACCCGGACACCGGCCACAACGTGACCACCTACGCCGGGCGCGCCGGCGCATGGTGCGCTGATTTCAAGGCGCCTGCCCAACTCGCAGATGGCGGAATCATCCTCAAGGCGAAGCAAAAGGGAACCATCTAAATGTCTGCCACCTCTGTCGCATTCAACCCCGCTGCGACTACCAACGCAGCGGGCCTGTTCTCGGTCACGGCTACCGGCCTGAACCAGGGCACCGCGTTCGATGACCCGGTTTCTCGCTTCCGCCTCGCTGGCGGCACGCTGGCATCGACCGAAACGCTCGCCATGTTCGGCGGCGTTGGCATCCAGGAGAACATCGCGGCCGGTGGCTTCAACGCCCTGGGCAACCCGGTGGGTCGCGCAACGGCACAAACCAACCTGACGGGCTTCGCGGTCTTCGACCAGAACGGCGCCGCGATCAGCTCGCCACAGTCCCCGGTTCCGGTGACGCTGATTGGTGGGCAGGTCAACTTCTACCGTCTGGGCGTCTCGGCCGGCGCGCGCCTCGTCCTCGCCATCGATCCTGCGCTGATTTCTCTGGACGGCGGCCTCATCACGCAGCAAGTCTCCTGGGACTACACGAACCAGAAGATCGTGGCCTACGACTCGGTTGCCGCCCTGCCGATCAAGATCCTCAGCGTTCAAGCGGCCGGCTGCAAGACGGTCAGCTACAACAGCACCACCAGCGTGGCGACGTGGGTCACGTCGGGCAACGCCTGCGCCATCGTTCAACTGTAAGGACAAGCCACCATGGCAAGCATCTTCCCGGCCTACATCCAGGCGCATCCTTCCTACACGATGCCGGAACTGATCCTTCAGTACCAGCAAGTGTCCGGCTTCACCGAAGCTCTCGCGGGCGGCGAAGTGATGCCGCGCCTGGGCGTGGGCGATCTTCAGGTCTATGCAAAGGCCATCGAGGTTCGCACGCAGATCGCGGCCGGTCAGACGGCATACAACCAGCTTCCGAGTCAGGTTGTCGAGGCGAAGATGATTTCGACGCCTACGTACCTGATGCGTGCGCGCGCCGAGTACGACCACCACGACATCCAGCAGGCCGGCGAATGGGGCGTGTCGCTGGCCGATGCCCAGCGCCTGGCGATGCGCCAAGCCATCTTCCAGCAAATCCGCACGGCGGCTCTGTTCGGCATGGGCGGCGCAGGCGAGGGCCTGCTGAACACCGTGGGCGCGACGACCGCGAACCTGCCGGCCGACTCGAACGGCAACACGACGGTTTCGACCTACGACAACGGCCAGATGGCGCTGTACCTGGTTTCGCTGATTTCGGCGCTGAAGGTGCGCACCAATCAGATCGGCATGAATGTTCGCATCAACATCATGGCTCCGCAGCGCGTGATTGCTACGTGGCAATACCAGAGCATCGTGCAACTGACGCAGTTCCAGCGCAACGGCGCGGGCGTCGAAACCACGGCCGGCGTGGTCGAGAACATCCTGGAGCGCAACGGCGACACGATCACGTTCACGGTGGATGACACCCTCATCAACGCCGGCAGCGGCGGCACCACGGACGCGATCATCATCAACATGCCCGAGTTGAAGAAGCCGGTTGGCCGCTCGCGCATCAATACCAACGTGTTCGCCGACCTGTCGCCTGGCATGACCTCGGCGGTCGTTCAACTGTGCGACATGGTTGCTCCGAAGGAAATCACGGTTCCGCTGCCTGGTGGCGCCGTGGACGTGCTGTCCGAAATCCGCGTGACGCCGGCATGGGCGATTCGCCCGGAAGTTGTCACGATCCTGAGCGCAGGTTTCTAAGGTTCTTGGTTGTCTCCCTCACTCCTCGTGAGTTCGCCCCGGCCACAAACCGGGGCGTTTTTCCATCCGCTGTGCGGTAATATTGAGGCCCGCAACCATGAGTGAGACAACGCCATGAGCCTGTATGTCTGCAACGCCACGCCGCGCCCGCACCACCTGAACTACCGCATCCCTGGCGATGAGCGCGTCTACGAACGCATCATTTCTCCGGGAACGCAGTACAAGGTTCCACACGAGGAGCCGCAGCAGGAAGCCGCGATCATCAAGCAGCTTGAGTCCTACGGGGCAGTCAAGCCCGCCAAGGTCAATGGCGACCGCCATTTCTCGGGCCTGATCTTCTCGGAGAAGGTCATCCCGCTGGACGCGATCCGCGCCGGCCTGTCGGAGATTGACTCCAACGCCATTGCGCGCGCCCTGGAGCATCGCACGGCGGCGGCCCTGGGCGGCGATGCTGTCGCCGCCAAAGAGGCGCAGGCAGCCGGCGCCACGGCCAGCAATTTCGAGGTCGCAGTGGTCGAGCAGCCGCGCCCTGGCGTCGATACGCAAGACCTTCAAAAGAGCACCATCCAGGTCAACCGCGAAGGCATGAAGCCGCGCAAGAACTCGCGCCGTAACTGAGCATGCCCGACCTCGCGCCCACCCTCGCAGGCTTCACGACCTTCTGCCAAAACGTCGCGGGGATCACCACGGACGCGATGCCGGCCGATGATCCCGGGTTTCAGGACGCACTGACGTATGCGCTGGCGTGGGTGCCGTGTGAAATGCAATGCATGAGCGGGCTGCTGTACACGGCCTGCGTCTATAACCTCGGCGTCTCGCTGTTGCTCAATTACCAGCCCGACCAGCCGGGGAGTTGCTTCTTTGGCGGCCTGCGCACCGCCTACAAGATCGGAAACTTCGTCCCGGGCGTAGTGTCGGCCACCTCCGATCAGGCGACTTCAACCACGCTCACCGTGGGCACGCAACTGGCGAACCTGAGTTCGTGGGATTTGCAGACGATGGCAGACCCGTTTGGGCGGCGCGCGATTGCCATCATGGGTGAGTGCGGCCCCGGAGTGTATGGACTGTCATGACTGAGCTGGCCCTGGGTGTCATTGACGTACCGCACCTGGACGACAGGATCACCACTGGCGACCTCGCGGAGATTCTGGAGGCCAAGTATGACCTTTTCCGGGGCTTCTACGAGATTCACGCCGAAGAGATTTCGAACGTGCTCGCGGAAAGCCTGGAGGGTGCGCTTGAAGACCTGACGGGAGCCGGGCATGTGCCAGAAGACCCCTACTACGAAGGGTGCGAGCGCATCCGGGAAATGTTTCAGAAGTGGCTGGACACTGGCGAAGTGGAGAGTGCCGGGCTAATCGGCGTGCCCACCCAGGCCGCGCTGAAGGGCATCAACCACCGCAAGAGCAAATTCCAGCGGGGAGCACGCCGGCCGTCTTTCGAGGACACCATGATCCTACGTGACTCCCTAGCGGCCTGGGTCGAGAAATGACCACGCTCCAACAAGGCGCAGCCATGGCGGGGGCCGGCAAGGGTGCCGTCCTGCAAGCTGGCGTCGATCAGATTTCGGAGCAGCAGCAGTTCACGTTCACGAAGTATTCTCGGCTGATCCTACCTGCGGACGGCTATGTGTTCTGGGCGCCCACCGCGAGCCTGAACCCGAACGTGATCGATCCCTCGCTGACGTTCACGGCGCCCGGCAGCCTGCACCTGTCCCAGCGCACGGAACAGAATCTCGACAGCACGGTATCGCGGCAGACGGTCATCTTCACGGCCGAGCAGCAGATTCTCGAATTCTCCGACATGGCGGACACCGAGTTGTTCTTCATGACGCTGCCAAATGGCTCGCTGGCCGCGTTCTCGTCGCAGAACATGAGGTACGACACATCCGACCTCTGGCACTACGCCGGGGTGGCTGTGCTGCCCTACGAGGCCAGCCAGATCGTCGCCACGCCGGCCGACGTTCTGACCAACGGCACCATCGTCTCAAACTCACTGCCAATTTGGATGGCGATGAGCACGACAGCCCTGCCGATCTACCCGTCAGACCTGTCCCCGATGAATCTCATTCCGCCCTACATCACGGCGGATATTCAGGGCACGCAGGCACTGACGATGGCCCCGCTGGTGGATTCTCTGTCCGGCCAGGCGCAGCTTTGCAAAGAAACCGTGGTCTTCACCCTGTGGGGCTGCCGAAACAATGACGCGCTCGATTTTCAGTCGGCCATCCTGGCGAACTCGATGCCGGACGATGCGCCCTATGGGACGATGACGCCGCTCGTGCCGGTTGACTTGAAAAAGCCCCAGCCTGAATTCGCGATCATCGCGCAGCAGAAATCCATGACCGTGGACGTGAACTATCTCCAATCCCGCACGCGAGATATTGCCCGCCAATTGATCCTGGAAGCGTTCATCACAGTTTCCGAAGGCTAGTCGAATTGCTGCGAAAGCGCACTCCGCCTAGAATGCCACAACACCCCGAAGTACGACTTCAGAAGGATAGACCATGCCCCAAGGCCCGATTCCCGTAACCGTCGCAACCATTCCGAACGGCGCCGGCTTTTCGCAGGCCCCGCTGCAAATGGACAAGACCGGCAACCTGCTGACGGGCGCGGGCTCTGCCAGCGTCCTCAACAAGACCGCAGGCGCCAGCGTCATCAAGGCGACGGCCGGTCGAATTTCGAAGGTCATCGTCAACACGGCGGCATCCACGATTGGCAGCGTCAGCGACTGCGCCACGACTGGCGCGGTAGCCGCCTCGAATCTGGTGTTCGCCATCCCTGAGACCGTGGGCGTCTACCCGGTGGACTTCCCTTGCGCGACGGGCATCGTCCTGACGGTTGGCACGGGCGGCGTGGTTTCTGTCAGCTACGACTAAGCGAGGGGCCTAGCCCATGTCGAATAACATCGTTGACTGCACGGTCTACCAGCAGGTTGCGCCCGCGCCGAACCTCCTGCAGCAGACTGGCGCATTCGTCTCCCAGGGCGGCACCACGCTGACGGCGGGCACGTATTCGCTGCTCACGCAGTTGTCCGACCTGACTTCGCTTCTGAAGACGCCGCTGACGATCACGTCCATCGTGTGGGCCTCGAACGTCGTCACGGTGACCACGGCGGCGGCGCACACGATCCCGGCCGGCGATACCGTGCTGGGCACGATTTCGGGTGCCACTCCCACGGGCTACGACGGCACGTTTGCGTGCACCTACGTCAGCACGACCAGCTTTACCTACCCGCTGACCACGAACCCGGGCACCGAAACCGTCGCCGGCTTCTTCACGCTCAACGCCGTCAACGAACTTGCCTCGATGGGCAACACGTTTTTCGGCCAGGGTGCGATTCAGGCGGTCTACGTCTACGAACTTGGCACCGGCACGGCAGCCCAGGGCGTCACTGCGCTGAGCGCCTACCTCGCAAGCCCCTCGCTGCGGTTCTACCGCTACCTGTGGCCGGTGGAATGGGACACCGAACCCACCGCCCCCACGCTCGCCAAGCAGTACGAAAGCACCACGAGCAGGGTCTACTTCCACCAGCAGACCACGCCGGCCACGTACACCAACTGGACTTCGGTTCCGATCAAGTCCATGTACCTGACGCTGGAGAGCCCGAGCGCGCCCAGCGCCGAGTTCAGCGGCGCGGCCGACTTCTACGTGCAACTGGCAACCTCGCCGGGTTCGACCTCCCTGGTTGCCCCGCTGTCCTTCCGCTTCGTGTCGGGCGTCACGCCGTACACCACGCTCACCGGCCCGCAGATCACCACGTTCACGGCTACCGGCCTGAACTGGATCGGCACGGGCGCGGAGGGTGGGATCAGCAATACGCTCATCGTCAACGGGCAGAACGGGGATTTGAATCCGGCCACGTACTGGTACTCGGTGGATTGGACTCAGATTCAAGAGGACTTGGCGATCAGTAACGCCGTCATCAATGGCTCCAACAATCCCCTGGCGCCTCTGTACTTCAATCAGAACGGCATCAATACCCTGTTGAAAGCCGCTCAGACGGTGATTAACAACGGAATCGCCTTCGGCATGTTGAACTCGAATGCGACCGTTACGGCCGTACCGTTCTCGACCTACGTGACGGAGAATCCCTCAGATTTTGCGGTCGGTCGATATGCGGGGCTTGCGGTGACGATTGTTCCGAACAGGGGCTTCAAGAAGATCGTGTTTACGATTGTCGCCTCGAACATCCCGACGGCCTAAAGGATAAGCAATGACCGTGCCAATTCAGCAGGGAACGCTCAACCGGCTAAGGTCGAGCGTAGTCTTTGCCAACTTCCCCGAACTGACGATTCAGGCATCGAACCTCACGAAAGAGGGGATTAGCATCTCCTTTGAGGGCGCCGCGTCTCAAAACCTGCCGACGATGACGGGTGTGGTCGGATCGCCTGAGCCGTACCAACTGGTGAACATCACCATCCACGCGGTTCGCTCGCAGGCGCTGGCGGATTCGTTCAAACAGCAGATCGAGACGGATACCCAGATGGGATCGGTCAACGTCATCGCCGACACGACAACCCTTTCGGACTATCAAATCGAAAGCTGCGTCATCACCAATGTGGATGCTCTGGCCTTTGATGGCAATCAGCCGGCATTCGTGGTGCATCTCTCTGGCGTCTACTATGTGAACGCCGCGCTATGGGCTGCGAGCTAAAGCTGTAGCACAATAGACGAGGCCCGGTCAGGTTGACGCCTGCCGGGCCTCTCATCATTTCAGGCGTAGGAGGCCTTAGTGACTGCATGCACTTTAACCCAAGCTCGGCTCAAAGAGCTTCTCAGCTACGATCCCAAAACGGGGATTTTCACCCGCCTAGTTCGAACATCGAACTACTGCCGAGATGATGGTGTTTTTGGATCGCCAGCCAAAAATGGATATCTCTACGGGAGCCTGGACGGCAGGAAATACCTGTGCCATCGCTTGGCCTGGTTCTACATGACGGGTTGGTGGCCCGCCAAGGTAGACCATCGGGACACTATCCGAGCCCACAATTGGTTTGAGAATCTGCGGGATACGACGACAGCCATCAATAGCCAGAACAGGCGCAATCCAAGCAAGTGCACTCGCACTGGATTCCTTGGTGTATTTGAG